CGGCTCCGGCTACGGCTACGTCGACGGCGACGGCTCCGGCTACGGCTACGGCGAAATAAATATCCCTTACGACGCAAGATGGCTGGCCTACCACTATATACGACGAAACACAGGAAATTGTGGGCTCAGACTACGGAGCGGAGAGACCACGCAGGTTGGGGATCACTTGCACGAGGAATCAATCTCAATGTGTGAACGCGGTCTGCACGCATCACTCAGCCCAGAAGATGCTAAGAAGTATGCGCCTTCACCGGCAGTATTGACCCGTGTGCATGTGTGGGGCCGAGTGATTGTTGGGCAAGACAAGTTGGTGGCGACTGATCGGCAAATCATTGAGATTGTAGAAGAGTAATCGTCGGCGGCAGGGCAGTAAAAGGAACCATAGGGCGTGGAGGTTGGGTTCCGGTGACGGCCAGAAGCGCCCGCTGCCCGCCGCTGACGAGATTGGAGTGTGATGTGAGGTACGCCAGCATGCCGAAGCAGTTTCCGCCTCGCCGCGATGCTGATGGCGAGCCCGTTTGTCGATTCTGTGGCGGAGCGCTTTCGGGCAAGAGGTCGAGCTGGTGCTCGGACGCCTGCCGCCTCGACGCCCTGCTGTGCTGTGGCTTTGGCGTGCGCGCACGGGTTCGCAAGCGGGACAAGGGAATCTGCGCCAGATGCGGTCGAGACTGCTATGGGCACAAGCGGAAATTCAAGAGGGCGCTGGAAAGGTGCCAGCGACCCGACTGTGCCCTGGAGCGGGTACGCCGCGTGGATCGGCTGTTGAAGTGGACCGGCCTGACGCCCAGTGAGGCCATTCGATCGTTCTGGCAGGCCCACCACAAGCTCGCTGTCGCAGACGGCGGCGGGGCGTGTGGGCTGGACAATTACGAGACGTTGTGCGTGTGGTGTCACAAGAGGGAGCATGAAAACGATGTGCGATGAGACGGAAACCCTTGCGAACGGAGCCAAGCAGTCGAAGCTGGCCGAGCGGTGCGACCTGTTGCCGCCCGAGGCGACACTCGCGGTGGCGGCGGTGTTCGGCTATGGGGCCGGGAAGTACGGCGACACCAACTGGCACGGCATTCCGGTGCGGTCGCACCTCAACCATGCACTACGGCATGTCTTCCAGTTCCTGGCGGGTGACGACACGGAGGACCACCTGGAGCACGCGGCATGCCGGATGCTGATGGCTCTCCAAAAACGCTACATGGACCACGACGGGTGTCGGCGGCAGGCTGAAAGCGGTTCTGGGCCGACGTAGGATTTTTCTGGATTTTCCTCTTGCCTTCGCCGAAACTTGTGATATAGTGTAGGCGACGGATCGAGGCTGACGACAAGGACGACGCATGAAACTCTCCGATCTCCCGAAACACGTGCAGGATCAGATCAGGCCGCAGCTCGCGGACGGGCCTCAGCCGCCGTCTGCATCGGTGGCGGTCATGGCCAAGGGTAAGCCGCCGGTCGGGCGGGAGATGAACAAGCTGGAGGCCCAGTTCGCCCGGCATCTCGACCTCAAGTTGCTCACTGGCGAGATCAGCGGCTACCTGTACGAGGCCATCAAGCTGCGGCTCGCGGATCGCACGTGGTACACGCCCGACTTCTGCGTGTTCAGCCGGGACGGTTCGATCGAGTTCTACGAAACAAAAGGCTTCATGCGCGACGACGCGGCCGTGAAGCTCAAGGTTGCTGCGGAGCAGTACCCGCGATTCGGGTTCTGCCTCGTGACTCGCAGCAAGGGCCAGTGGATTTTCACGCCTATCGGCAGGAGGTAAACATGCCAAAGGGATACCGCAAGGCAGATGCGAGCGAGATGGAGTCGCTCACCAAGATCAGGAACGAACACCACGAGGAGCTGCGCGACCACGACGTGCAGGTGGGGCTGCTGTTTGCCAGAGCTGGGCGGGACCAGCACGGCGAGGCGACCAGCCACCCGATCAAGTTCGCGGGCGTGCCGGTCGTGGCCCGTGTTCGGCGGACCTCGGTCAAAGAACGCATCTGGTGTCCGTATGACGCGGTCATCGAGGTCGACGAGGACCGATGGGAGGGCATGTCGGAGGATGAGCGCGTCGCGGTCATCGACCACGAGCTGACCCATGTGGTCGTGGCTAAGGACAAGGCGGGAGCGGCGATCATCGGCGACGACCTGCGTCCGCAGATCGCCATGCGGCCGGATGACTGGATGCTGACCGGCTTTGCCGAGGTCGTCAAGCGGCACGGCCGGGCGGCGATCGAGGCCCAGGCGATCCACGAGATCAGTGAGAAGTTCGGGCAGCTCATCTTCGACTTTGCGGGGGCGTGATGGGCAATAAGGGCATGAGGCAATACGTGTGCCAGGACTGCGGAGCCCTCCGTATGTTCATGGACTTTGAGCTGTTCAGGCAGTCTGGCCGTGCCCACTGTATCGACTGCGGGGGTACGTTCTGGGAACCGAAATCACAACAGGCCAAGAAGGATCGCAAGGCGTTACAAAAGCGGCACCACCAAGTGTCGGATCATGTCGTCAGGGCGAGGTTTCGCAAGAGGTGACCGTGACTGTGTTCGAGGATATTTGCAGCAATAAACACGGTGGCGACCTGTTCTCGGTCATGGCGTTCGACCGGATCAAGGCCCACCTCTCCAAGGCCCGCCGCGAGGTGCTCGATGCCATCGCACAAGCGGGCGACCGTGGCCTGACCTGCGCGGAGTGCGCGCAGGTGCTGGGCCGAGGCATGAACGCCATCTCCGGCCGGTTCACCGAGCTGAAGCGTGACGGGCTGATTCGCCGCTCGACGGAACAACCCGAGCGGCCCGGCCCGACCGGCGGGGCGGGCAAGGTCTACGTGGCCGTGTGAAAGGGGACAGCGATGCTCTGGATTGTGCTATCGGCGTTCGGTGGTCTGGTGATCGGTGGAACGATCGGCTTCATGGTCGCGGCTCTCTGTGCGGCGGCGAAGCGGGGCGGCGGGCGGATTGTGGACGACGATCCTCGCCCCTGGCGGTGCCCGGTGTGCGAGCCGGACGGTGAACAGAAACCGGCGAACAGTGAGAAGCGGCACGAGTGCGTGTGCTATTCGCGAAGGTGAACGGTGCGCTGCGATGCCGTGCCGTGCAGTGCGGTGCAGTGCCCTGCACTGCGATGCCATGCGAAGCGAGGTTTTTATGACCACTGGCTTTTCCTGTCTGTTTTTGGTTGCTTGCTTGTCCGGCGGCGCGGAGAGCGATCGCGGTGAGTGGAAGTCGGTGACGGTCGATGTCTCGGCCTACTGCCCGTGCAAGTTGTGCTGTGGACCGAAGGCCCGAGGCATCACCGCCTCCGGCAAGCGGGCGGTCGGCAAGATCGTCGCGGCCCCGAAGTCCTGGCCGTTCGGCACGCGGGTGCGGGTGCCTGAGTGGGGCGAGGGCGTGGTCGAGGACCGGGGCGGGGCGATCAAGTCGGCTGGCCAGACGACCAAGTGGGTGACGGTCAACGGCAAGCGTGTGCCGCCGAAGCGGCTGGAGCATGATCGCATCGACCTATTGTTTCCGACGCACGCCGAGGCCCTGAGATGGGGACGGCGGACGATCGAGGTGCAGGTGAAGCGGTGAGCGAGCACAAAAAACTTAGCATCGACGAGATCGGCAGAGAGGTGTTGACGGCGATCATCGCCGAAAAGCTCGTGCAGGTCACCAGCCAAGGGACCATGCAATGGGCAGAGAACGCGCCGGTCATCATCGGTCAGGCGGTGCGCGCAGCCTTGATGAACGACTCCGAACAGGATCGGGTGATCCAGTCCACATCCTCGGACGCCCTGATGTCGGAGCTGTTGCGCCGACACGACAAGGTGCTCGCGTACCTCGAAACGCCGACCCTTCAGACGCCGACCCTCCAGGCCAATGGGGCCGAATACGATGGCGACAGGCTTTTCATGCTGCGATTTAAGCCGAATCGCATGACTGGCATTGGCATCGCGGAAACAGTCAAAGCGATGCTGCTGACGCGCGAGCTGGCCTGCTCAATAGTGCCGCAAGACGTTCTTCCGCAGGACGGCGACCTTGATGATGGTGATGAGTGATGGAAGCCGACCACATGTTTTGCTTCACGAATATCTTCGACGGCCGGGTGGTCAGCGTGTTCGGCGACGGCAAGGCGGAACGGTATCGGTCCCATCGCGGTTGGCGCGAAGTGCCGATTGACGAAGCCTCGCAACTGCAACTCGCGAGGCTGCAAACCTTCGAGAAAATGGTCAGGTTTGTCAATCGGCACAGGCGCGAGCCCGCCTCGCGCGTCCAGCGCGTCCGGCTGTCGGCGACGATCATGACTCATCCAGCCCGCGAGCGACTGGAACGTCGGCTCAGGGATGCAATCCAGTGGCCAGTCACGAGCGTTGTGGACGACGGCATCGGCGCGTGGAAGACAGCGCGGGCCGCGTGGCTGACCAGCCATCAGGAAGCCACACACCATGTGGTCTTCGAGGACGACGCAGTGCCGTGCCGGGACGTCATGAACAGCATGCGCGTGGCCCTGGAGGCCGTGCCGAACCAAGTGGTGTCGTTCTTTTCATTTCGTCGATGGGCGGACGGGAAAAGCCCGATTTCATTGGCTCGCGAGGCGGGGTCGAGCTGGGGCACCTGTGACATTGCCGCAACCAACGTGGCCATCGCCATGCCGACCTGCTGGATTGGCGAATGGCTGGCGTTTTGCGCGCGTCACATCAAGCCCGGTTGCCCGGCGCAGAGCGTCCGGCTCGATTGCTGGTTAACGATGACCAAGCGGCGATGCTGGTTCACTGTGCCGTCGTTGGTTGACCATGATGACGACGGGTCGATCATGTGGGGTGACCAGTTCGGAGAAAACAAGCGCCGGGCCGAGCTGTTCATTGGCCGGAGCGTGCCGGGCGACATTATTGACTGGCGAAACGGCTCAGCCAGACCGCCGCACTGCAAGGTGGGCGAGCGGCCGTGGGAGCGGTATGCCTTCTGGTATCAGGAGTGAGTCATGGGCGGATCAAGGACGATTTCGATGAAGGAATTGTGTTCTCTTCTGGGTATTAGCCGGAAGCGGCTGCGGTGGTGGGTGACGGCGGGCATTGCGCCCAGGCCGCTCAATCCTGGCGAGCGGGTCAAGATTTGGTCGCATGACCAGATCGACGAGTGGCTGAAAAACCCGAGCACCCGCTTGCCTTCTCCCTAATGCTGTGGTATAGTCGAGTGATGGGCGACCCAGGCGACAAGGTGGTTGTGGGCGATTTGACGTACCGCGAGCTGCTGATTGCGGCCTTTGCGGCGGCGGGTTGCCCGGCGAGCGAAGCGGTGAGTGAGGCCGAAAAAGCAATCGGCCTTCTGTCGGCTCGCCATCGCAGGCCCAGATTTGGAGTCTTGAATGTCTGCAAAGAAAGTGAGCGAACGGCAGATTGTCGGTAACGCGGTCAAGTTCCAGTGGCTACCCAGGCTGCTGCTGCGCGAGATCCGCGAGGCTCGCGGCATGCAGGCAGTTGCCCTGGCACACCTGCTCAAGATCGACCCCTGTAGGCTGTACGAGTACGAGGCAGGAGTCCGGTTCCCATCGTGGGGCATGATCCAGCAGATGGCCGAGGCCCTCGGCCTGAAGACCCTCGGCGATCTGGTCGACCCGGCGAGCAAGTTCGGTCATTCCTACCGTCGCACGTTCACCCGACGAGGCAAGTGATGGAGTGGTTCGTCAACCTCGAAGACGGCCAGATCGTCGACACCTCCGGCCAGAAGGCGGACACCCTGCGGTCACTGAAACACTGGCGACGCGTGTCCGAAGCTGAGGCCAAGAAGCTGCAATTCGACCGCGAGTACCTGTGCCAGTATGTCGAGGACGCTGCCCGCGAGCATGCGCGGCGCATGCAGGCCCCTCGCGTGAGCGAGATCAAGCTCTCGACTGCCATCATGGCTCATCCATCGCGGCAGAACCTGCTCGACCGGCTGCTTGGTCGGCTTGGCGACGTGCCGGTATCGCTCGACACGGACGGGCTCGGATGCTGGGGCAATGCCCGGCGGGCGTGGCTGATGTACGATCGAACGGCGACCCATCACCTCGTGCTTCAGGAGGACGTGGTGCCATGTGACAGGTTCTTCGAGTCCGTGCGCGCAGCTCTGTGGGCGGTGCCCGATGAGGTTGTGAGCCTGTTCTCGCGGGTCTGCTGGGGCGAGTCCTGCCCGGCACGCGAGGCCCGGCGACAAGGTGTGTCGTGGGGCACGTCGGAGGTGGGAGCGGTCGGCCAAGGAATGGTCATGCCGACCTGCTGGATCGACGAGTTCGTGAACTTCGCAGACCGTCACACCCGCGAGGAGTGTCCGACCGACGACATGCGGATTGACCTCTGGCTGATCCTGTCGAAGCGGCTGTGCTGGTTCACCGCCCCGAGCCTGATCGACCACGACGACCGGGGCAACTCGACCCTGTGGGACAAGGGCCTCGGTGATCGACCGGCCGAGTGGTTCATCGGACGGGAGGCGTCCGGCCTCGGGATTGACTGGTTGGCTGGCGCCGCGAGCCCGGCCCACTACCCGGTCCCCAGGCCGTTTGAGCGGTACGCCGTCTGGTATCGCCAGTAAACGCCCGATTTCGCTCGACCCCCACCTAAATACATGTCCAGGCCCGGAACTTGCGCCACAAGCCATATCTGACCGCTTCCTGACCATTCTACGAGGGCTGCCCGGCTTTCCTGCCCGTGGCTGTTTTCCGAGCCAGGAAAAGCCTGCGTCAGCGGAAAATTGCCCATCTTACCATTTCATATTTTTTGGATTTTTCTGGATTTTCCACTTGCAAATGCCGAAACCTGTGATATAGTTATGATGTAGGCAATGGGGCCTGCGAAACGGAGACAAGAGACATGATCGCAACGATGACCAAACCGACAACCCTGAAACCCCGGCAGCGGAAAGCCCTGAATGAGGGCCTGCACGAAATCGGCCTGCGGTTCTACGACGGCATCCCGCTGGACGAGATCTTCGCAGTGGTCGAAGCCTGCGACATGCGGGTGGTCGACGACGACGGAACGCCCTGGCAGGGAATGCTGTGCGGCGAAACCGGCCGGGCGACCTTCGATCTGGCGACCGACGACGGGACGCCGATCAGGAACGCGGCCCTGGCTCTGTACTGGTACAAGATGGATTCGGGGCGGTTCGAGATCACCGCCTACGTGAGCTGAGCAATGGAAGACGCGGGGCTGGGCGGGTGCGTGGCCCGCCCGCCTCGCACGAGACAGGAGACAAGTCATGGCGAAGTCATTGGTGACAGATCTGATTGGGGAGAAGATCGAGTGGCAGGCGTGGGTCAAGGAGCTGGGTGAGCGGTCCAATGGAGAGCCTAGCACAACGCTCTGGTGCCAGATCATAAGACATTTGAACGAGGTCGGCACAGTTCGCGCGGTGAGCGCCGACAAGGATGGTGATCTCATCATCGCTGCCCGCTTCGGTTACGAGCTGGTGTCCGGCATTCCCGCGTGCATGTTCCTGTTCTCCAGGCCGCGCTGTTACGGCAACTGCAACCCATGCAGGGGTGAGGAGTGCGACGCCGTTCGCCCATAGCCACCGGGGGCTCTGCCCCCAACACCCAGGCCCTCGCGTGACGGCCTGGATCGAAGGGCAGACAACGAGGAGCGAAACATGAAGACGATCAGGTGCATACTTGCTGCTGCGTGTCTATGGCTGGTTGGTTGTGGCGCGTTGCCAAACACAGGCTACGACGAGGTTCGGCAGGCGTGCTGGATGCTGACCGACGTCGAGCTAAATGCGCTGGTCACTATGGCGGAAATGGATCGTGACGCAGGCTTCACCTACGAGAGCGAGATCTGGACGGTGCTCGACAGCTGTGGCGACGATTTCGGTTGCGCCGCTTGCGGAATTTCGGTCGTCGACTACGTCTACGGGAGATGAGGTGCGGTGATGGTTTCATGCCCGCGAATTGGTCAGGTGGTGCAGATCTGGTATCGCGACGCGGTGCGCGCACTGATGCCGCATCACGGCAAGGTTGGGCGGGTGGTTCTCGCGAGTCGAGGGCGACCCCGAAACCACATGGTCGAGGTCGATTCGTGTGAACGAGTCGGCGAACACCTCGCGGTGACTCGCGTGCGGATCGTCGTACCGGCTGGGAACTTGATGGCATGGCCACCGAGGGGCAAATGATTCCCGCTGGCTGGTCGGTCGATGCGTGGGTGTGCGATCTCGATCGCCGGGCGGCGATGTGCATTGTGCCGGAGATCGCGGCCGAGCTGAAGACCCAGGCCGACAAGCTGCGACCGCTGGCCGAGGCGGAGCGAAAGCGAACGTCTGACGTGCTGGCGACGGTTCGCAAGTACGCAACACACGGAGGAATGCGATGAACCTCAAGAAGATCCTCATGGAGCTGGGCAACAAGTTGGTGCTGGAGCATCGGTTCGAGCTGACCAGCGTGCCGCCGTGCTCGGAGCAATTCCAGAGCTGGGTGGACACCTTTTCGGGCAGCGTCGAGCTGGTGGCTGCGTTTACCGTCTGGGTCAACCGCAGTTCCGAGGTCCAGCAGGCCCTGGCCGAGCTGGGTGTTGAGTGGCCAATGGTGCCGCAGAAGCTCGACAGCGAGGTGTCTCATGACTGACGATTTCCACATGTACGTGGTGCTCTGGGTGCTCGGGTTGCTGGAAATGCTGATGTTCTGGTGGTGAGGGCAGACTAATGAAACGCAAAACACTTGTCCGCCAACACCCGTTGGCCGAACTGATCTATGCGAGCCTTTGGAATATCGAAGCGAAAGGCGCAGACGAACAACGAGAGATGGTGCGACGTGCGGCCAACGCCGCCGTGCAGTGGCATGACGCCCGCATTGATGCAATTCGCGACATACTTCCAAAGGCGACGTTCGATGGACGGTACGGAATCACTGCGAATGAGCTACACCAACGAGTCATTGAGGCCATGCGATCGTTGTGCGAGCGCATGGATTGGCCGGTGCAAGATATTCTCGGCTCGCACGACCACAGAGCGCTTGAACAGACTATTGTGATGGTGCTGTGCGCCATCCACCAATATGGCATAGACCATCGGAGCGAACCATGACCAACCGTTGCCACTTTAAGAGGTGCCGCAGTGCGTCGGTTCTGGTTTGGCTCGACCGCCCGCTGTGCGAGCGGCACTGGCGGAAGGTCTGCGAGCTGAGCGACCATCTCACGGCGGCAGAGATCCGAAGGCGGTTTACAACACCGGCCCGCGCGGGCCGGAATAGGGACGCATACGAAAGCGAGGTGTTCGATGGCAGGGTACAACCGGGTGGTGCTGATGGGGAATCTGACCAGAGATCCAGAACTGACCTACACGCCGAGCAACACGGCGGTGTGCAAGTTCGGTCTGGCGATGAACCGGAAGTGGAAGGACCAGGGCGGCAACCAGAAAGAGGAAGTGACGTTTGTTGACGTCACCCTGTTCGGCCGGTCGGCCGAAACCTTCAACCAGTACATGAGCAAGGGCAAGCCGGTGATGCTCGAAGGTCGCCTGCACTTCAGCCAGTGGACCGACAAGGAGGGCAAGAACCGCAGCAAGCTCGACGTCATCGCCGAGCGGTTTGTCTTTGTCGGGTCCGCCAATGGCGACGGCCAGCAGCGGCAAGGTGGGCAGGGCGGTGCGCGCACCAGCCGACAGGCCCCAGAGCAGGCCCCTCCGCCGGATGACGACTTCGGCCCTCCGCCGGATGCCGATCTCCCGTTCTGAACCTCTTATCTCTCCTCCTCCGAGCCCCGGACCCAAGCGACATGGGTGCCGGGGCATTTTTTTGATTTTTTCGGATTTTTCTCTTGACTGCCCCAAATCCTGTGATATAGTTATAATGTAGTCAATGGGGACTACTGAAGAGACAGGAGACAAGAACATGTCAGGAACCGAAACCAAACCAACGATTCTGATTGACACCCGCCACGTCCAGCAGGCAATGAAACAGAGCCGCAAGGCGTACAAGGAGCTGGTTCCATTCTGGGGAATCTCAACCCACATCCAGCAGGCTCTCGACGACCAGATGAGGCACGTCACGTCGGTGATGCGTGATCTGGCCAAGGCGAAGGAGGCTCTGGAGAAAGTCTTTGGCGACATAGCCAGCGGCAAGGACGTCGCCCTCGGTGACATCGAGTACGCCAGCCTGAAAGCCAAGCAGGCGTTTAGCTCAAACAGTCACGAGATGGTGCTCACCGCGCACGAGAGGATCGACACGCTGGCGTATGCGATGCGGATCGTTGCGGCTGCGAAGGTGGAAGACTGATGAGGGGCGGGGCGACCCCCGCCCGACCGCCCGGTGTCGGACGGTCAGGCGCGGGCCGATGCTCGCGAGAAGGAGGCAGCGACATGGCACCCTATGTGACCCGAAACGACATCTACCGTTCGATTCGCCTGCTGCAAGGCATGCGGTGGGGGCTGGGCCTTCACCAGGGCGATATTCGATTGACCGTCGTCAACAAGACCGGCGGCAAGCTGGCGCCGGTAGAGGAGTCGGCCATGCTCAAGGTGAGCTGGTGTTTGTCCGAGGCTTCTCGCATGGTCAACGAAGCCTGCGACAATCTCAGGGCCGTTTGGAAAGACCAGCCCGAGCCGAGCCTCGGCTCGGTGCCGATCCTTGGCTACGAGGAGCGGAACCTCGCCGAGTCCATTGAGAAGGCTAAGGCGGTGCAGCGATGACTACAAGCAAACCCGTTGCAGTTGTCCGACCGTTCATGCGCGGCCCCTGGCATGACCGCGAGCAGTGCTATGACGTCTGGTTCCCGGTGTTCGACAAGATGCGCAGCGCTGTCGTGGTAATCGACTGCCCCTGGTTGGTGGAGAACCCCCATCACTCGATGATGCTGACCGATGAAGAGTGGCGGGAGTGGCACGATGAGGCGATACGTCACGTGGAAGACTACCGGAAGGCGGGGCGACCCAGCCCGGCCGCGCAGGAGGTGACCCAATGAAGTGTCGAAAGTGCAAAGCGATGATGCTCGGACCCAAGCCGTTGCCGGACGGCCTGCCGGGCATCCTGTACTGGCAGTGTAACTCATGCGGCTACACCCGGCCGGTGACCCATCGGGTGCCGCGCGATCGGCTGAACAAGAAAGCGAGGTAGGGCAATGATCGAGACGAAGGCGTGCATCAGGTGGGCTGCAATCCGACGCAGCGATGAGGGTTACAACTGGATCGACACGGCGTCGATTGGGTGCAACAAAGAGCAGGCGGCAGACCGAGCAACCATTCTCGACAGGGAGATTCCGACGTGGGCGGCAGCGAATCCTTGCATCTGTATTCAGCCGGTGGAGATCCGCATTGTTGCGGACGGCGAAGTCGCCGCGTAGATTTTTTGGATTTTTTAGGATTTTCTACTTGCCTACTGCCTCATCCTGTGATATAGTTAGGATGTAGGCAATGGGGCCTGCAAAACGGAGACATGAGACATGAAAGCGGAAGGCGAAATCAAAATCAGGGCCTACCAGTTGGCAGAGTGGAACGACGACTACGGGACCGCATTCGAGCTGCCAGAGAACCTCGACGAACTGGTCGAGGTGCCCGTCGAGGTCGAGGCCGACCAGTACGGCAGCGAAATCGAGGTGCTGGCGGTCGTGGTGTCCGACCCCTACGGCAAAGAGATCGACGTGACCGACCGCGTGGACTGTGGCGACGCGGCCGACATTTGCAGGTGTGAGCTTGAGGCCCTGGCTGATGAGTTCTGCGGGGCCGGTTACGACCGCTGAAAGGAGACGGCAATGACCATGCAGCAACAAATCGACGCGTTGGCGAAGAAGTACGGCAAGAGCACCTCGGGACTCCTGGTGCTCGAAATGGCGCTGCGGAAGGCGCTCGGCATCGAGGAGTCTGGCTGGCTCGGTGCCTACATCGGCTGCGGGTACGTCAGCATACAGAACACCCCCCGTGCCGAAGAACTGCACGCCCAGGAGCTGGCCCGGTATCCGAAGACCAGAAAAGGAGAATGACATGCAAGCGACCTATTCACCCGAAGACAACAAACTGCGGCTCTACTCGATGAGCCGCCTGCCCAAAGACCTGTACGAGCGGGTCAGGGCGGCGGGCTTCAAGTGGGCACCACAGCAGGAGCTGTTCGTGGCTCCGGCCTGGACGCCGGAGCGCGAAGACCTGTTGATCGAGCTGTGCGGCGAGGTCGGCGACGAGGACACCAGTCTCGTCGATCGGGCCGAAGAGCGGGCCGACCGATTCGGCGACTACGCCGACAAGCGGGCGGACGATGCCCGGCAGGCTCGCGAGGCCGTCGCTGCCATCGCAGACAACATCCCGCTCGGTCAGCCGATTCTGGTGGGCCATCACAGCGAACGACATGCACGTCGGGACGCCGAGAAGATCGAGAACGGCATGCGTCGGGCGGTTCGTATGTGGGAAACCTCGCAATATTGGAAGGACCGGGCCAAGGGCGCCGTCCGCAACGCCAAGTACAAGGAGCGGCCGGACGTGCGCGCACGGCGGATCAAGGGCCTGGAGTCCGAGCAGCGCAAGTGCCAGAGGAACCGCACGCACGCCGAAACCATGTGGAAGCTCTGGAGCAAAGAGGGTATGACCGTCGATCAGGCCAAGGCAATCGCCAACTTCGACCACGGTTCGGTGATCTGCGACGACGGCACCGAGAGCTGGTCGGCGTGGTCGGCTCTTGACCGGGGCCAGATCAGCGTCGAGTCGGCTCGCAGCCAAGCCCTCGCCCGGTGCGATCGGTGCATCGCGATCAATAACCGATGGCTTGCCCATCTCGCGAACCGCCTCGAATACGAGCGGACCATGCTCGCCGAGTCTGGCGGCACAGTGGCCGATCGCACCAAGCCCGAGAAGGGCGGGGCATGCCGCTGCTGGGCGAGCCCTCGCGGCGGCGGCTGGTCGTACATCAAGAAGGTCAACAAGGTGTCCGTGACCGTCGAGGACAACTGGGGCAACGGCGGGGCCAACTTCACCCGGACGATTCCGTTTGACAAGCTGGGCGCGGTGATGACTGCGGCCGAGGTGCGGGCGGCTCGCGACGACGGGCGGCTGATCGAATCGGACGATAAGAGCGGGTTCTACCTGCGTGACTCTGTTCCGCAGCCCGAGCGACCGAAGGCCGAGCCGGACGCCGAGGCCGGATTGTTCGCGGCCATGCGTGACGCGGTCAAGGATGGCGTGAAGGTGGTTGCAGCCAACCAGTTGTTTCCCACGCCGCCGGAGCTGGCCAAGAGAGTCGTCGAGCTGGCTGACATTCAGCCTGGACAGCGCGTGCTGGAACCGTCCTGCGGGACGGGCAACCTGCTGGCCGAGATGGTGAAAGTGGATGATGTTGAGATCATCGCCTGTGAGGTCAACCTGACGATTGCCGACGCCGCTCGCATGCGGTTCTTTGATCCTGGCACGCGCATGGCTCGCGAAGACGTCGCCATTCAGTGCTGCGACTTCCTGGCTCAGAATGGCAACCTCGGCCAGTTCGACCGAATCGTGATGAACCCGCCGTTCGCCAACGGCGACGACATCCGGCACATCGAGCACGCGGCGAAGATGCTCGCACCCGGCGGGCGGCTGGTGGCCATCTGTGCGAACGGCCCGAGGCAGCAGAAGCAGCTCAAGCCGATCGCGACCGAGTGGCATGACCTCGAACCCGGTTCGTTCAAGGCTTCTGGAACAAATGTCAACGCTGCGATCGTGGTGATCGAGAGGGATATGTGAGCGACACACCCGCACAACCCGACGATCAGTTTTGGATCAGGCACGGCTATAAGGACAAAGACGGCCGGGTGATCGACGACGACCACCAGCAAGTGCTGTTCGGCGTCGAGCTGTACAAGGGTCCACAGAGGGGAAAGCGTGCGCGCACGCAAGGGCCGACCTTGTTTGACCAGGAGAACCAGCGATGAATCTACCTGTCGACGACATCACCGTCCGTCCGTCCGACTACCAGCGGCGGAAGACCCCGTTTGCCGAGCAGACGGTCGAGGCCATCGTGGCCGAGGGTTACGACGGGGCGAAGTTCGACCCCATACCTGTCGCCCGGATCGGCGGGCGGTGGGTGGTTGCGGGCGACGGCCATAGCAGGCTTGAGGCCCTCAAGCGGCTGCGGGCCGCTGGCCGCGAGGCGCCGGACGAAGTTCCGGTGCGAGTGGTGTCTGCTGAGCAGGGAGCGAAGCTGGCCGACACCGCCAACGTGAGTCGGACGGCGTTCACGGCCGTGGAAGAAGCGAAGATTATCCGGCGGCGTCTTGCAAATGGTGAACAGATAGAATATATTGCAAGGTCGATGCACAGATCCGTAACCACCGCTCGGTGTCTCGTCAGCATTGCCAGCTTGTCGGAATCCTTACAGGATTTGGTGGGAAAGGAATACGGCCTGACCACCGAACAAGCCTCGCGATTCGGGCGAGCGGCTGAAAAGTTCGGCTGGTCGCCGCACGTCCAGTGGGAAGTGTGGGTTGTCGCCCTCAAGGATGCCGACCTGACGGATCGAGTGTTTTCCGTTGCCTTAGAGGTGATTGGGCAGCGATTGGCTGGCCAAAAACGAGAAGACGGCATGTTGTTCGACCTGCCGCCGAGCGTGCGGTGCGTTGTTCGAGAACTCAATGCGCTTTATATGAGGATCAGCAAGGCGCGAACAGCTCTGAGGTCGTTGCGCCGCCACGCCGATGTGTTTCGTGATGCTGATTTGGTGCGCGCCTTAGGGGAACCCGTGGATCGAGAGCTGGTTGACCTCGAAACCAGAATGGAACGTGAGGCGGCGAGACTGGGTGACACTAGGCCGACCAACCGGGCAGCGTTCGGCCGAAAAATGTCGGCGATTATGTCTAAACACAGGTAGGCGTCATGAAGGCGATCACTATCTGGCAACCGTGGGCAAGCGCTATCGCGTGCGGAATCAAAACCATCGAAGTGCGTAAGTGGCGCACAGATTACCGTGGCCGCATATTGATTCATGCGGGCCAGAAGCGTGACGGATCGCGTGAAGCGGTGCGACTGGCAGAGCGGCTCGACGCTCTCGCCGTCGCGTTGCCGACAGGAGTTGTCGTGTCGGTTGGCGAAATGACCGATTGTCGTCGCCTCATTGGGAAAGATGAAACAGGTGCCTGCTGTGTTTGTGTCGGGCTGTGGGGATTCATCCTGAAGGACATGACGCAGTTATACAATCCTGTTCGATGCGCAGGCAACTATGGCTTGTGGGTGCCATCGAAGCGGCTGGTTGACAGAGTTTCCAAATCGCTGGAGGAATCTAACCACCTCGGGCAGCAGATTTGTCCTGAGCCATCTACTGAAAGCCTAGACAGCGCCGTGGCATAGGTCCAAACCGGCTCGCAACACGTGTGTGGCTGGAGCTGGACAACAGCTTCTTGCGTGCTTCGCTTCTGACACCATCTCGCGGCATCTTCCAAAAAAGCCGCCGGGAGTTGCGGAACTTCATTCGCGAGGACGCTGACGGCAACAAGGCCGTCGCGAGTGGGCATGATGCCGTAAGGCAGGTTGTCCAATCGCCCAGTGGACACCTGTTCATCGCTGGCCGCAACACTCCAGGGAGCGAGTTCTCCTTCAACCAATTTGGAAAGGCCGTCCTCTTGGTAGATGATGGCACAGCCTGTCGCATATCCTTGCGCCATCGCAGAGGTGATCGCAAAAGCGGCCCACAAACCCGCCGCAGTGTCTCCGAGAAAAAACGGAATTGGTGGGCAGAATCTCGACAACGAGTGAACTTGCGCGCACACGTCGTAGGAGCGGCCCGAAAGCCGCCCGCGTATCCACGACACTAATCGGTTGCGAAGCGGATTGCATGACCGGCGAGTCCATGCCTCGGGCCTCAAGTTGGTGACCAGTGGACATCCGGCATACTCATCCAGAAGGCTGGGAGATGCGTCCAGCTCTCGTATGACTTTGCCGCGATTGAGCCACGCCCACATCTCCTTGCCGTGTTTCAAGGTGAGCGTCGGATCAGGCCGAGAGGGCGATAGGAACTTGACGACCTCAAAGCCCTGTTCTGCCAGCAGCATTCCGGCATAGGCGGGAGCGATATAGCTGCCGATTTCGATGATGGTCATACTGGTCTGTTGTTTTCGTCCATGAACACCACGGATGGTGTCGGTGCGTGTTCGGCAATCGCATAGGCCATGACGATGAGCACATCGCCAAGCTCGCCAAGGCGCGCTCCCCCGCCATTCAAGACGCAGGCGCCGGGAGTGTCGCTGGGAATGGCGTATGTAACCCAGCGATGGCCGTTGGCGACGTTGACTACGTGGACTTGTTCGTTCGCGGAAATGTGCGCCAATTCCATCAGTCGTCGATCCAGGGTGATCGAGCCAACATAATTGAGTGACTTATCGGTGACTCTGATGCGATGCAGCTTGGAGGATAGGTAGGTTTTCAGCATGTCGGAATATCCTTGTTTGTGAAAATGGAATAGATCGGGCGCGCATGGCGGCTTTTGAGAAACCACTCTTGCGTTGGCGGCTTTTTGCCGTGAAACATGCCCTTGACGTCTTTGAAGGTGAGGTGACTTTTGTCTTTCGTTGCCCCAATTCGCAGGAAACCAGCCGCCTTGTCGAGCGGAACCTGCCGCTCCATCTCGCTCAGGCTTTCGATGTACCGCACGGGGCAGAGTTGACAAGTGGCTCGATTAAATCGAGAGGCCAAACCCGCACCGCGATAACGCGGATCAAGTACCAGCCGAGACTGAGTCCAGACGTTCTTGTTGAGCCACCGGGCTCTTGCTCGCGGAGATGCCTTGGCAAGCTCTGGAAAAGCGCGATTGCGCGTGGAGCTGCCAAGGGCCGCTGTCGTATAGACGGCAATACCGATGGGCTCAGCCTCATGCCAAAGCAGGAAGATTTTGTGAACGAATCCTATCTTGTGTCCCCGGTAATGCCACCCAGCGAAATACGGCCAATCGGTGCGGGTGCCTTGCGAGATCCAGAGCTGATCCAAAAAACTGATCGTCTTGCGAAAGGGTCCGTCCTTGCGGACCACCTCCACTTTTCCGCCGCCCAATGGGCGGACAATCCAGTCGGGTTGCAGGTCGCCAATGATGTCTTCGTGTGTGGTGGCGACCAGAAAGATGGTTCCCCGAGCAGCCGACGTCTTGCGGGCCGACAAAGACAAGACTTTTGCTGTGATCCGATCCAACTTGGCGCACCATTCATCTGCTACCACTATTTGCGCGCCCGAGGCGAGGCAAGAGGCGATGGCGAACCGATACCGCTGGCCATCAGACAACTCTCGTGGCGAGCGGAGCATCAAAAACGCCTCACCGAGTCCGCTTTGACCGAGCAATGCGGCGGACTGTTGTGGATTCTCGGACAGAATGTCGACCAGTGACCTGTTGTCCTCGGCCGTTGAAAGCAGATGGTCATCGAGGTCTGCCGCCGAATACCCGCCGCCCACGAGCTGTCGCATTGCCTCACGCAGGAGTGAGGATTTGCCGCCTCCGCTGCTGCCAACAAAGAGGACGATCTGTCCAGGCTCGACATCTAGCTCAACGTGGCGGGCGATAATGTTCTTGCCAGTTTCAAAGCCAATTCCGAAACTGCTTTGCACGTAGGAAGTGCCCGTGGTTGGCTGCTTTGCCGCGAACAGATAGGAAATACTGAGATCCAGCTTCATTCATTGATCCTTACAAAACAGTCGAGCTGGTGCTTCTGAATCACGGCGTCTATATCCGCCTTGGCGCGAGCATATTGCTCGCGGCTCATCGACAGAATGATTTCGACATTCGGCATTGCGGCTCCGTCTACCGGCACCGGCACAGGATCGCGAACAAGCACTGAGGCGGGGTCGTCTGCATCTGGCAGCGATAGCTCGTCCGGCAAAAAGCCGGGCGGCAATTGGTCCCATTCCACCGACGACAACAGCATATTCATGGTCTTCTCGTCGAACTCGGACAAGTCTCCGAGTCGATTGTCGGCCAGTGAATAGCCCGTGGCGGCGGCATCATCGTCTTTGACGATCAGAGCCGCGACTTGCGTCCAGCCGAGCCTGATAGCAGCCATGTAGATGCCATTGCCAGCTTCAATGTGTCGCGTTTCCTCGTTGACCACGATTGGTCGGCGTTGCCCGTAGGATTTCAGGCTGCGCATGAGTTCAGCTATCTGTTTTTCGTCGTGTTTTCGGGCATTGAGTGGATCAAGATGGACGCTGCGGACTGGGACAAGCAAAGCCCGCAAGGCTTCTGGAACATTAGGAGTCGCCGCTGCACTCGCTCTGTTTTGCGTCATGTCGTCATTTCACTGCCGCTCGCGGTGAATAGCAAGTGGTTTGTGGGGCCGTTCGGGTTCGCATTGGTACGTTTGGAAATGAAAAGCAGCATGGAGATTGTTATTCTGTTGACTGACTGGTCATAACGCTGGTATCCTTGGATTGCGACAGGGGTGTACTTGTGTCTGCGCTGAAGATGGCCGACAGTTCGCCTATCTCAACTGGTGGCGGCAGCGATAGTGCGTTGCCATCGAGAAGAGTGCGCGCAAACGGCAAGAGGCTCACGGCCGACGATCGCGAGTCGCTGGTTCGAGTGGCCCTGGCCGCTGTGCCGCTGATGACCGCTTATCAAGCGGCATCGCACTTGATGGATGTGTCAGTCAATTACGGCGAGCCGCGTGGCGTTAAAATCACGCGCCGATCAGCGATGCACTTGCTGCAACAGGCGAGGTCCAGGCTGCGAGCCGAGATCGGCGACATGGAACCGGATTTCAGGCAGCACACGATATGGAAGGCGCGAGAGCTGTATCGCGAGGTGCTTAAATCGGCCCGTAGCAACGCGGCAACGGCGTACCGATATTACCGGGTGCTCGCGGACCTGATTAGGGTGGATGTGTCAATTGGTGGCTCATCGCCCCCGGTCGAGAGCAAAGAGAATGAGACGAGGCAGATTGTTTTCAGGGTGGCTACTATTGACGGCGCTTGCGGCCAATCTGACGGCAAATGAGCCGCCAGATTCCCTGTCGCGGAATGGCGTGCTGGATGTGGCTGTGACCCAACCGCAGGCCGATTTTTTGTCCTCGCAAGCGGACAACCTTCTATTCTGCGCGGGTGTCGGCGCCGGAAAAACGAGGGCGGGCAGTATGTGGGCGGCTCGCGAAGCCCTGACGGATGATGGCGTCGGTTTTGTCGGAGCCAACACCTATAAACAGCTCGTCCGTGTGACACTTAAAGCGTTCCTCGGCACGCTCGACGATTGGCGTATCCCGTACATTTTCGGGAGGCGACCCCCTGCGACCTGGGGTCGATCCGCGTTCGAGAAGCACGACATGATCTGTTCGTTGCGGGCCTGCGGAAAGCTGCGTCAGGTCGTGTGCAGCCAGTTGGGCAGCTATGACTATTTGCGGGGCATCGAGATTCGATGGTTTTGGATCGACGAAACCCGCGACACACCTCGCGATGCGTTCGATGTTCTGCTTGGACGCAAGCGAGGTGGACCACGTGAGGCGAGGAGGCCGTGTGCGGTAACCACCACACCTGACGGCTTCAACTGGTTGTACGACGCCTTTGTGTCGCACGGCGACAAGGCCCTCAAAAACCGGCACGTAATCTACGCTAGCTCGCGGTCCAACCCGTGGTTGCCGCCCGGCTATGTCGAGGGCCTCTTGTCGAGCTATTCGCCTCGCCTTGCACAGCAGGAGATTGAGGGCAAGTTTGTCAGTCTGACGTCGGGCATGGCCTTTGCGGAGTTCAGCAGGGCCGACCACGTGCGGGCCGACATAGCCTACAATTCAGACCTCGACCTGATCCATACGCTCGATTTCAACGTCAACCCATTGTGCAGCGTGATTCTGCAAGAGCAGCCCAACGGCGAAGTCTGGGCCATCGACGAGATCCACGTCACCGGCAGTGCGCGCACTTGGGACGCCACAGACGCATTCCTCGACCGATACAAGGGCCATCGTGGAAATGTCAGGGTCTATGGAGATGCCAGCGGGCGGTCGGGCAAGACCAGTGCGCGGCAAACGGACTATGACATTATCGAGGATGCCTACCGTCCGGTGTTTTGTGATCGGCTGTCCATGCTTCCGACCACGTCTAACCCGAGCATGTACGAATCCGTGCAGGACGTAAACTGCCTCTTGCGGTCAGCGGACGGGCGAATGCGCTTGTATTTCTCACCGAAGTGCGAGTACACGATCCGCGACATGGAGCAGGTGACCTTTGTCCCCGGCACGCGGCAACTCGATAAGAGCGACCCGGAGCTGACGCATCATTCGGACGCGCTGCGTTACTACATCAGCGACAAGTTCCCGGCCCGCCGCGTGCAGGCTGGCGGAACCACTCCGGAAGGGTGGTAGGAGTTGAACATGGCAGACATGCGAACAAAAAACTGGACGACCACCGTGATCGGCGCAGACCTCGAAGCGGGGCAGGATCTCGACCGCAGCGGACCCATCGTGATTACGGTTGGCGAGCCGTTGCCGGTGGACACCGATGCCGCCGCTGGCGAGAAGGCCATGAACTTCTGGGAGGCCGCGTTCGACGGCGGGCCAGCGTACAAGAATGCCCTCGACTGCGACGGCGAGCCGGTGCTCATCCGGCACGAGCCGCTCGAAACGGACGAGGGCTTCAACCGCCGCAAGCGGCGAGCCGTCTACCGGAACTACTGCAAGACGATCGTTAAGCGGTTCAACTCGTTTGTCTTCCGCGTGCCGGTCGAGCGCGATGGCGGAAACGAAGCGTGGTCTGAGTGGTGCAACGACGCCGACGACCGAGGGACGCCGTTCACCCATTTCATGCGCGCGGCCATGAAAAAGGCCCAGGTCTTCGGTCGCTATTATCTCGTCGTGGATTCGACCAAGTCCATCGACTCCGGCGACATGACCCAGATTCAGGCTGAGGAGGCGGGCGTGCGCATGTTCCTGCGCTGCATCGACCCGCGACGGGTGCAGGCCCGGCGGTACGTCAGCGGCCAGCTCAGTGAGATTCTCGTGCGGGTGTCGGCAACCGAGGCCATCATGTGGGACAGTACGCTCATGACGCTCATCAGCCTCGACGACGAGGGATGTGTGGCGTCCGTGGTGCCGATTGCTCACACGTGGCCGCGAATGCCGGTCATCGAGCTGGCTCCGTTTGAAGGCGACTCGCAGATCAAGGACATTGCCGAGCTGAACAAAGACCTGTTCAACCTCGAATCATTGCTAAAGGAGGAGTTGTTCGGCACGACGTTCACCCAGTATTGGGCGATTGGCGTCCGCGAGGACCAGCTCAAGCAGGCCATCTTCGGACCCAACCGGGTGATCTGCATTCCGAGCGGCGACGCCCGCATCGAAGTAACCGGCGGGAAGCCGGAGCAGGCCCAGAGCATCAGGACGAGCATGGCCGACGACGTGACCGAGATCTACCGGATTGCCGGTCTGAAGGCCGAAGACCCGCTCGACGTGAACGCCCCGAAATCGGGCGTGGCTCTGAAAGTCGAGTTCGACACGGTGGACGTGATCCTCGCGGCCATCGGGGATTGTGCGGAACAGGCCGAAAATGCGGTCATCGAGTGCTTCGCGTTCGTCTCCAACTCCGACGTGAAGCCGACCAAGTACCCAGACAGCTACGGCACGCCGGACGTCGAGGCCGAGCTGACCCGTTCGCTCGACGCGATGGCGAGCCCGTATGTGGTGCCGACCGCCAAGCGGCTTGAATCACAGCGGCTCAACGGCGTGCTCCATCCCAATGCGTCTCCGAACGACCGCGAGCAGATGGATGCCGAGTCGGCCGAGATGTTCATCGTGGTCGAGGAGTCTGGGCCGGTGGTTACCGGCGAGGGCCAAGCCGAGGGTGAAAGTGGGCAAAACGAAGAAAACGTGGGCGGTGCCGCCCAAAGTGAAACAGAGGAAGCTGCCGCGTAGGCGGCGCGGGCTGATGCCGGTGCGACCGGCGGGAGGTACGTATGAATCCGAGTTTACTGATTCGACCGATGCTCAACCTCGACCCAAACCATGATGGCGGGGCGGGCGGCGGAGGTCAGGGTGGCGGAGGATCTGGCGGGGCGGGCGGCTCCGGCGGGAGTGGGAGTGCGTCCGGCCAGGGCGGGGGCGGGGGCGCGTCCGGCGACAACCGCACGCCGGAGGAGATCGCCAAATATTTCAAGGACGAGGCCCAAAGGGCGTTCAAGGCTCGCGATGAGGCCAACGCCCGGCTGCGCGAGATCGAGGAATCGCTGAACGGCCTGCGGGCGAAGGAGGCCGAGCGCGAGGCGGCTGAGGCCAAGGCCAAGGAGGAGGAGCAGCAGCGGCTGCTCAAAGAAAAGGGCCAGTTCGAGGAGGCCCTCAAGCTCAAGGAGCAGCAGTATGGCCAGGAGCTGGCCAAGCTCAAGCAGCGTGCCCAGCAGGCGGCGATCGAACGTGTGCGGGCGGACGTGCGCGCATCGTTGGCCACCATCGAGGGCATCGTGCCCGAAGCTGTGGACGACGCCGCGACCGTGATCGTCGGGCAGATCGGGCTCGATGAGAATTACTCGCCGTTCGTCAAGGGTGACGACGGCCAGCCGCTCAAGAACCGGGAAGACCCCCGCAAGCTGGTCACCATCAGCGAGTTCGTCAAGGGTTATGTGGCCAATCGCCGGTGGATGCTCAAGGACCGGACGCCCACTGGAAGCGGTAACGCGGGCGGGTCAGCCGATGGAAAGCCGAGCTTCGACCCGGCTCAGATCAGCGACATCCAGTACGCCAAGAAGTGGAAAGAAGCCGACCCTGACGGGTTCAAGGCGGCGTGGAAGAAGCACTTGGCGACGATTGCGGCCAAGCCGGTGAAGTGAGGGGATTTTTTCGGCTGGCCCTTGACAACAAAACATCCTTGTGGTATGGTTCCACAAGATCGCCTCGCACCAGCGAGGCTGTGGCGGGATGGAGAAACAGTATCTTGCGGCCCTCATAAGGCCGAGTTTCGGGTGCAAATCCCGATCCCGCAATCGAGCCCCAAGACGGATGTCGGACGGGGTTCAGTTAAAGCCCGGATGGGTCCGGCTGTCGCCTGGATGGGTGGACGCGGCGTTTGCATAGCAATCGTTTCGTCCTCCATCAGAGGTAACAGCCAATGGCTTCCACCATCTTTGTTCCCGAAATCTTTTCTGAGCACGTTCAACTCGGCCTCGTCGACAGCTCTGATCCGAACATTGCGGTCGACAATCGGGCTTTCAACCAGCTTCGCCAGTCCGGCGCGGTCATCATCGAGCCTGCTGACCTGTCCGTCCTGTCGCAGGGCGGCGACTTCGTCAGCGTGCCGTCCGTCAACGACCCGGCCGACCTGGAGCGGGCCGACGTCACCACGACCACTGACCTGACTCCGGCCGAGGTGGCGACCTCGACCGACGTCGCCGTCATCCAGCGGCAGAAGAAGGTCTACCAGTTCAAGCGGTCGGATGCGATCCGCAGCGGCTTCGACCACAGCGTCGAGTTCTCGCGCAAGCTGGGCGGCAAGCTCGCCAAGCGGGCGTTCTCGAACCTGATGCGCGTGGCCATCGGCGCTGTCGATGCCTGCGACACGACCTCCCCCGGCAACAACTCTGCCGACTGCCACACGCTGTCGGTCTACAGCGCGACCACGCCGGTGTACCCGTCCATCGAGTACATCCGGCAGGCCAAGCAGCTCCTGTGTGACGCACAAGGGGCGTTGAACACCTGCTGCCTCGATTCGGTGTCGTTCGGCAAGCTGCTGTACGACCTGATCGAGAACTACGGCGGGTTCCCGAGTGCCGATTCGGGCCTCATCAGCGGCATGCTCGGCAAGCTGCTGGGCATCGAAAACTGGGTCATCAGCGATCTGGTTCCGACGACCGCCAATGGGACCAACCCGGCCAAGCACAACATCCTGCTGCTCGGCCCCGGCGCCCTCTGGTATGCCCACCAGCAAGAGCCGACCGTGGAGACGCAGAAGAATATTCTCAAGCCGACGACCTATGAGTACATGTCGGTTGAGATCGCGACGGTCCAGCATCTCCGCTGGATCAAGTACAACGACTCCGGCGCAAATCCCACCGACGCCTACCTCGCCGACGTTACGAAGTACGACGAGGTCTACGAGGACCATCGTCGGGTGCTCTGCGCTAAGTTGGTCACGAACTGATCGTACCCCGTTGTCGCCCGTGCCGCCGCCGGTGTCGGGTCCATTCCGCCACCGGCGCGGCTGGGGCGATGGGGTTGGTTTCGGGCGTTCATACGGGAGTTGACCATGACCAAACAAGAGATCCTCGACGTTCTCCAGAAACAGCCTGACGTTGCGTGGCTCCAGAACACGGAAGATGGTCGCATCATCTGTGCGGCCCCGCACGTGCTGACCGCCTATCAGTCGGTCGACCCGAACGAAAGGCTGTGGAAGCGGCTGACGCCGGAGCAGGTCCGCGCGGCGATCGGCCAGAGCCGCATACCCAAAGTGGGCGGCGAAGCTCAGAAAAAGCAGGAGATCCCAGCGCCTGCTCCTGCACCGGCCGCTGTCGATTCCGACTCTGATTTTGAGCACACCGACAGCCCGGCACTGCCGAAGGTTGCCAAGAAAAAGTGATTGCCCGCCAGAAGACGGGCAAAGACGTCAAACGGGCGAAGATGCCAGAAGGACCGAACATGGAATCACTGCGGAGATTTGTGCTGGTTGTGCTCGGAGCGATCCTGCTCCTGGGTTGCTGCTGCAATCTGGGCTGCGGAATCCCCGCTGCCATGCCGAGCGAGTTCGCGACTGCGGCGAAGCAGCTCAGCACCTCAATGGTCGATCAGGCCGTGTGGAAGGACTTGCAGGGCAACCTGCGGGGCCACGCGCTCGAACCCGGCTACCGGACGTCCGCCGGAGTCGAATACTTTGCAGAGGTGCGGATTGTCGGATTTGACGGCGACGTCGGGCTGAACGCGTCCGGGGAAGGCTCCGGCCAGCTAACCCAGCAGGCTCGCGACGCCATACTCGACCTTGCCCGCGAGGACATGTCGCTGCGCGCACGAGCCATCGACTTCCTGACCGACCTGGGCAGTGCCCTGCTGAGCAAGGAGTCGACGACCCAGACGTCGCCTTGATCTCGCGTCGTGGTGACGCGATTGGAATGCCAGGGGTGTGGAATGAATGGGACAGTTGCAACAACAGCGAGACTAGTAGCGACCCTGCTGGGCCTCGCTGTTGTTTTTTGGGTGTCTGGGTGCCAGCATTTTCATCTAGTCACCTTCGAGTACGCACCCCAGGAAAGTCGCACCAGTGAACAGGCTGTACCGGCCACGCAGCCGGGCGAGCCCAGCGTGTCAGATCTTGTGCGGGAGGCATTGCGATGAGTGGCAAATGGGGCGTGTTGCTGAAGACCAAGACCCTGTGGGCGGGTATCGCGATCATCGCGACCGCACTGGGGGCGTATTTCTCCGACGAGAATACGACGGAGGCGGTCCAGTTGGGCGGTCGCGGGGTGCTCGACATCGTGCTGGCTTTGATGGGGGCTGGCTTCATCACTCAGCGATCTGCGATCGCCAAGCTGGCGGCACAGGTGTCTGAGCTGTCGAAACGAATCGAGCAGGCCAAGAGTAACGCCAGCGAACAGGCGTAGAAGGGCGAGCTATGGCAGCGAAACAGAAAATCGTCGTCGAGGTAATAACTGGCGTGTCCGGTGGCAAGATCGCCTACACACAGCCGCTCATCGGAAACGTCTTGTCGATTCAGTACATTAAGGCCGCATCAAATCCATACGCGGACGGCGTGAGCGTGTTGGTGGTTGGCGAAGACAGCGGCGAAACGATTTGGTCTGAATCGCCCGTGAACGCATCTGTGACCAGAAGGCCCCGTCTGACCATGCACGACTCCGGCGGAAGCGACGAGGTGGTCGGCGAAACCTACTTGTGTGTGAATGAGCGGCTAAAAATCACTGTTAGCAGCGCTGGTCAGTACAAGACTGGCACGTTCGTCATTCTGGTTGGATGACGATGGAGGAGTCGACCTGTGCGAATGTTCTGTGCAACAATAGCGGTTGGGTTCCTGCTTGCCGCGACGGCCTGTTTTGCTGGTGACGATGCCACTGCCAAGAGAACGCGGGTCGTGCCCTGGCTAGAGCTGGGCCTGTGTGATTACTGCGAGGTGGAGCGGACGGTTGAGGGCTTGCGGGCGTGGCGGGCCGTGACGGACACCGTAATTCTGTCGGTCGACGCGGCGCGCGCTTCGGTGCTGCGAGAGATCCGTCAGCGGGTGCCGGAACTGCACTACATACCCGGTCTGAAAACCTCGCCGATCTTGGTGCCAACTGGTTTCGACTCTGTGGATGGTTGGCGGCAGGTCGCCATTTCGGTGCAGGAGTTGCGGGAGATCACCGGAAGCCGGTTCGTTCTGTTCGAGCACGAGTCGGCGATACGCCGGTATGTCGCAGGCGAACAGCCGATCGACATGGACAAGCTGGTGATCGCTCTGCGGGAGTTGCCCCAGGAAAT